ATTTGTTAGTAATAATCATGTTAGAGACTTTATACACGTTGATGATGTTGTAGATGCAATTAAAATATTTTTATATGCAAAACAATTTGAATTTGATAGAATATATGATGTTGGTACAGGTGAAGGACTAAATGTAAATAATTTAGTAGAAGATTATGGATTTAATGTTGAGGAAAGAGTTGGTGAGTCTTGTGAAATGTTAGATAATACGGCTGATATTACAAAATTGACTAGATTAGGATGGTCACCAAAAAGAGATATACATAAATACTTAAAAGGAAAATTAGATGGCAGAACCAAACTCAAAAACAACACTAAAGGATTATTGTCTTAGAAATTTAGGATTTGGAGTTGTTGATATCAATGTATCAGATGACCAAATAGATGATAGAATAGATGAAGCAGTGCAATACTTCGCTCACTATTACTATGATAATATTGAGAAGATGTATTTGAAATATAAGTTGACTGAATCTGATATAGCAAGATTTAAGACTAATGAAACAACAACAGCGACAGATAGATCAGATAGTTCACTAACTTTTTCATTTGAAGAGGGGAAAAATTTTATATCCATGCCCTCAAGTGTTGTATCAGTATTAAATATTTTTTCATTCGATAATGCGGCAACAAATAATATGTTTGATATTCGTTATCAATTACGACTCAATGATCTATATGATTTCTCATCAACATCAATCATACACTACGAAATGACAATGCAACATTTAGATTACTTGTCACATTTGTTAGTTGGTGAAACACCAATAAGATTCTACGAACATCAAGGAAGATTATATCTTGACATGAATGTAGATGGTGATGTCAATGCTGACGAATTTTTAATTATTGAGTGTTACAGAAAATTAGACCCAGAAACATATACAGACATTTACAATAACATGCATTTAAAAAGATATGCAACCTCATTAATTAAAAGACAATGGGGAACTAATTTATCTAAGTTTCAAAATGTCGCATTACTAGGTGGGGTAACATATAATGGTGAACAAATTTACTCACAGGCACAAGAAGAGATAGAAAAACTAGAGGCTTATATAGAAAATTTACAATACCCAGATATGATCATAAAGGGATAAAATGGCTGTTAATCAAGCATTTACTACATCAGGTAAGTTGGCAACTGTATCTGAACAAAATCTATATGCAGATTTAATTAAAGAAGCAATACAGATACATGGTCATGATGTAAATTATGTTGATAGAACTTTAACAGCAAGAGATGATATATTTGGTGAGGACTCATTATCCTCATTTAGTAAACAACAAACTATAGAAATGTATGTTGAAGATGCAGACGGTGGATATCAAGGTGAAAAAGAATTAATACAACAGTTTGGTTTAGAAAACAGAAACGAAATAACATTTGTTGTTAGTAGAACACGTTTTGATGATGTTGCTCATCAAATGGATTTAGAGACTGCAACAAGTACAACTGCAGGTTCAATACTTTTAGAGTCAGGCACAATTACATCTTCATTGACGAATAAAATTAGTGCGTCATTTGGAACAGCATACCTAAGAGGTGAGGCTGCATCAACAAGTTTATATGTAAACAGACCTAAAGAAGGTGATTTAATTTATCACCCAGTATTAGATAAAATATTTGAAGTTGCGTTTGTAGATCAAGATGACCCATTTCATCAACTTGACAATAACCCTGTCTATAAGTTAAGATGTAAGTCATTCGAATATAGTTCTGAAGTTCTTGATACAGGTATCACTGCAATTGATGCTGTCGAGGATGCACTAACAGGTGATGCGTTACAACATCAAATGACTTTAGAACAAACAAGTGGATATACTCAAAGTTTTGCATTAGAGTTTTTCACACAAAAGGGTTACACTGATAATTTACTTGCAGAGACAGGTGATACTTTGGTATCTGAAACTGATGAATCATCTGCTGGTGAAAGCATACTTCTTGAAAACCCTGCCGATAGTGGAGTTGATAGTTATATCATTCAAGAAGACTATATAGTAGGAGATATGTCAACTGATACAACTGCTCAGAATGAGTTATTTGAAACAGAGGATGAAGACGTATTAGACTTCAGCGAATCTAACCCGTTCGGTGATGCTGGGAGAACATAATGTTAGGACAACAATTTTATCATGAAACAATAAGACGAATGGTCGTCACATTTGGAACAATATTTAATAATATCAATATTGTAAGAAAAGACAATACTGGTACAATAAAACAAAAAATGAAAGTTCCTTTGGCATATGGTCCAAAACAAAAATTTTTAGTTAGACTTGATCAAGATGCAAGTTTAGATTCAAAAGTTGCAATAACATTACCACGTATGGGTTTCGAAATACAAAATTTATCATATGATGCAACAAGAAAATTAAATCGTGTGCAAAAATTTAAAAAAGTAAAAGGTGCAAAAGCAAATCAATTAGATACTCAGTTTATGCCCGTTCCATACAATCTTGATTTTGAATTATATGCAATGGCAAAACAATCAGATGATGCTTTACAAATAGTAGAACAAATTCTTCCATACTTTCAACCTGACTATACAGTAACAATTAAAGATATGGAAGATATGGGTATTAAGAGAGATGTGCCAATAATATTAAACTCAATAAGTTATGAAGATAGTTATAGAGGTGATTTTCAAGAAAGACGTGCAATCATTTATACATTAACATTTTCTGCAAAGTTTTACTTATATGGACCAGTCGTATCTAGTAAAGTTATTAAACAAGTTCAAGTTGATCAATATGCTGATATGCCTGTAAATACACCAACTAGAGAACAAAGATATACAGTGACACCAAGTCCTACAACTGCTGATGCTGATGATGATTTTGGATTTAATGAGACAATATCATTTTTTGAAGATGCTAAGAATTTTAATCCAGCAACAGGTGAGGATGAACCTAAATGATGATAAATGATATTCAAATCAAAAACAATTAACTTAGACATAACACATAGATGCACTTTACAATGTTCTAAATGTTCAAGACAAGACCCTAATTATGTTTATGACAAAAGGGATACAACACTTGAAGAGTTTGATAAAATAACAAATTATTATCAAGAGATAATTTTTTGTGGACAAATTTCCGATCCTATCTTTCATCCACAGTTTGATAAATTTTTAAAAATGTGTAAGGATAAAAATGTCTTTGCAGAGATTCATACTGCAGCTAGTCATCGTAAAATAGAACAATATAAAAATTTTTTTGAAGCAAACACAGATGCCAAATGGGTTTTTGGTATTGACGGACTTCCTAAAGATAGTCACAAGTATAGAATAAATCAAGACGGTGAATATCTTTTTGATATAATGTTATTAGCAAAAAAAGAATATAACATAAACGTGTCTTGGCAATATATTGTATTTCCTTATAATGAAGATGATTTATTTACTGCAATGGGTATCGCAAGAGATAATGATATTAACTTTTTAATTATTGAGTCATCTAGGTTTGATGATGAGGAACAATTACCCGATCTAAATAATAAACAATATGAAATGGTTTATGATTTTAAACCACAATGTATAAATGGTAATAAAGAACACGGTCACACATCAAAAGGATTTGTTTTACCTTGTTGTTGGTCTGATGTTAACAAAAATCAGATACCAGAATTAACATTAGATCATTTATCATTGACAAATGCTGAAAATATAGATACAATTATTACGTCAAAGGAGTGGGTAGATTTTGCAGACAAACTTAAAACTAATCCACCAGAATATTGTAAAAGATATTGTGGATATAAAAAGAAAACAAGTATTAGATCAGAGATAAATTTTAATGACAGATAAAGTAGATAAAATAATAGATAAGACACTTGGAGTTGTCGATGATATAAAAAATGAATCTAAAAAATCTGTAACTATACAAAGATCAAAAAAGATTGATGACATTGATTCTGATTATGAATATCAAAGAGAAAATTTTTATAGTTTGATTGAAAGAGGTCAAGATGCTGTTGAGGGAATACTAGAACTTGCTCAAGAATCAGAACACCCACGTGCTTATGAAGTGGCAGGTAATTTAATAAAACAAGTTTCTGAAGTTACAGAAAAACTTGTTGACCTACAAACTAAAATGAAAAAATTAAAAGAAGTTCCTAACAGTGGTCCAAAAAATGTGACAAATGCTTTATTTGTTGGATCTACCGCTGAGTTACAAAAAATGTTAAAAAAGAAAGATGATTAATTTAGAAAACTCTTCAGTTGATCTAGACATATCAAATAAATGCACCTTAGAGTGTAATCGATGTGAACGTCAAGAATTACGTAGCATGAATAAAAGTGTGCCTGGTGGTGATATGTCAGTCGATGATTTTATCAAAGTTTGTGATTATTATGGAAATGATGAAAACTATATTGCATTCTGTGGTCCTATTAGTGATCCTATATTTAATCCAAATATCTTAGAATTTTTAAAGATTGCATATGAAAAAAATAAACGTATTAAAATTCATACAGCTGCAACATCAAAAGATAAAAAGATTGATTGGTATGAAAGAGCATTTGATATGAATCCAAACGCAAGGTGGATATTTGGTTTAGACGGACTACCTAACAAAAGTTGGATTTATAGAGTTAATCAAGATAGTGATTTAATTTATGATGCAATGATATTATGTGCAAAAAAGAATATGGATGTAATATGGCAGTATCTAGTCTTTGGTTATAATGAAGATCAAATAGAGGAAGCAAAAGATATTGCTGAGAATAATAATATTACATTAGAGATAAATTATACATCTAGATATATTGATCATGTCATATACAAACCAACAAATGATGTTGTCAACGAGACAAAAAAAACTGTAGAGTATGGATTTTATCCAAGATGTTTGTCAAACAATAGACCACCATATGTTAGTGCGACAGGTCAAATACTTCCTTGTTGTTGGGTTGATCAACCCACAGTAAATTTTTTAGAAAACGATCCTGTCATATCAACTTTAAATAGAGAAGATTTTAATATTAAAAATGTTAAAAATATAAAAGATGTATATAAACATGAAGTATATAAAAAGTTTTACAATGATTTAATAAATAATCATGATAGTTGTTCAGAATATTGTAAAAAAAAATGTTCGCAAAAAATGGAAAACCCAACTAGAATTAAAAAACGTTATGGAAAATTATCTAGGCAATCCTAATTTAAAAAAAGTCAATACACCTCAAGAATATACAAAAGAACAAATTCTTGAATATCAAAAGTGTATGGATGATCCATTGTATTTTATTGAACAACATATGAAGATAATATCTCTTGACGAAGGGTTGATTGATTTTAAACCATATAATTTTCAAAAAGAAATGATAGGCACATTTCATAAGAATCGTTTTTCTATTTGTAAACTACCAAGACAGTCTGGTAAATCAACAATTATGTTATCATATCTTTTACACTATGCACTATTCAATGCAAATATTAATATTGCAATATTGGCTAACAAAGCTGCAACTGCAAGAGATTTACTAGGAAGATTACAACTTGCATATGAAAATCTACCGACATGGTTACAACAAGGTATAATGTCATGGAATAAAGGTTCTCTTGAATTAGAAAATGGTTCAAAGATACTTGCATCGTCAACATCAGCATCTGCTGTTCGTGGTAGTTCATATAACATAATATTCTTAGATGAGTTTGCTTACGTTCCGTCACAAATTGCTGATGAATTTTTTAGTTCAGTTTATCCTACCATATCATCTGGTAAGACAACAAAAGTTATTATAGTATCTACACCTCATGGTATGAATATGTTTTATAAACTATGGAATGATGCGATACACAAAAGAAATACATATGTTCCTATCGAGGTTCATTGGAGTGAAGTGCCTGGTCGTGATGATAAATGGAAAGAGGAAACAATAAAAAATACAAGTGAACAACAATTTAGAACAGAGTTTGAATGTGAGTTTTTAGGATCAGTAAATACATTAATTAATCCAACAAAACTAAGACAATTATCATACAAAGATGCTATTACTTACAACGCTGGATTATCAGTGTATGAAAATCCAATCAAAGATCATACATACTTTATAACATGTGATGTATCAAGAGGAACTAAAAATGATAATTCTGCGTTTGTTGTTATGGATGTTACACAAATACCATATCGTATAGTTGCATCATTTAAAGATAACGAAATAAAACCTTTAATGTTTCCACATAAAATTAATAATGTTGCTAAGGCGTATAATCATGCGTTTGTTTTAGTTGAAGTCAATGATATAGGTGAACAAGTATCAAACAATTTGCATTATGACTTAGAATATGATAACATAGTAATGTGTTACATGCGTGGACGTGCTGGACAAATTATGGGTGGTGGATATTCAGGTGGTAAAGCACAAATGGGTGTTCGCACTACAAAAGCAGTAAAAAAATTAGGATGTTCTAATTTAAAACAAATTGTTGAATCTGATAAAATGATTATAGAAGATTTTGATATAATAAATGAGTTATCTACTTTTATTGTAAAAGGAAATCAGGTACAAGCAGAGGAAGGATCAAATGATGACCTTGCGATGTGTTTAGTATTGTTTGCATGGGCATGTGATCAAACATATTTTAAAGAATTAACTGATGTTAATATTAGAGCAAAGATGTATGCAGAAACACAAAATCAATTGGAACAAGACATGTCGCCATTTGGATTTGTTGATAATGGAGTTGATGATCCTTATGAATCAAGTGAATATGGTCAAGTATGGACTACAGTAGATATACCAAAATTAGATGACTAAAGTAATTCAATCAAATCATTATCTAATTTTATCCAACAATTATGGCATAGTATCTTAGAATCATCCATAAGGAGTATAATCTCATCTCTAGTACCATTTATCGCAGTTGTTTTAGATTTTTTTCTAATTTCAGAATCATGAGGATGAAACTTCAAACATACTGTCTCAGACTCACCACAATTAGTACATGATTTATCAGACAGATGAGTATTCAACCATGCCACACGTTTGTTATAATGCCTTCTAGCGACCTTTTTAATAGTCTCTTTGTATTTTTCATAATGTGTCTGCATATTCATATTTATATATACATAGTATATAAAAACCATGATGTAGAAAAATTAATTTCTATAAATAATCATGAAATTACAAAGATATTATCTTAAAAGGAGACAATCATGCCTAGCACATTCGGCGTTTCACCTGGCGTTCAGGTTAGAGAAGTAGATTTAACGAATGTAGTACCTGCAGTTGCAACATCTATTGGTGCAATCGCTGGACCATTCGAAAAAGGCCCTGTTTCTAGTGTCACAACAATTAGTTCCGAAGAGGAGTTAGTAGAGATTTTTGGTAAACCAAATGCTGAAAATTTTGAAGTTTTCTTTACTGCGGCAAACTTCTTAGGATATACAAATGCCCTAAAAGTTGTTAGAACGGAATCTGGTGTTTTAAACGCTGGTGCAAACAGTGGAGTATTAATCAGAGATACAGATCATTATTTAAACTCATTTGCAGCAGGTGAAGGTTCACATGGTGAGTGGACTGCAAGAACTGCTGGAACATGGGGTAATTCACTTGGTGTTTCATTATGTCCAAGTGCAACTGCATACGAACAAATGATTAGTTCATCAAGTCAAACAGTTGGTGAGGATGCTGCAGGTTCAACATCTATCGCTGTTGACGATATAGATTTAGCAAGTAATGTTATCGCAGTTGGTGACATCGTATCATTCTTCCAAGATTCAGCAGGTGCGACACCTGTAACTGGTGAGACTGGTAAACAATATGAAGTTACTGCTGTTGATACAAGTGCCAACACTATGACAATCAAAAGATTAGATGATCCAAACGGTGGTGGAACATTTAATATTATACCTGATAATTCATTCATTAAAAGACGTTGGAGATTTTACGATTTATTCAATGGTGCTCCAGGCACATCATCATACGCAACAAACAATCAAAGAGGTACAAATGACGAACTTCATTTTGTTGTTTATGACAGAACTGGTGCAACAACAGGGTTTTCTGTAGATTCAAATGGACAGAGAACAAACTCAGTTATTGAGACATTCTCAAACTTATCAAAACACCCTAATGCAAAAAATGAATCTGGTTCATCAATCTATTACCCAGATTATGTTTATGCAAACTCAGAGTTCATTTATTGGACTGATCATATTTCTGCAGGCACAAATTGGGGAACTAATTTAACAGGAACAACAGCATTTACAGACGTTATTGTTGTTGTTGTAGATGAACTAACTGGTGGAACAGATGATTATGCTGTGACTGCTGGTGAAACAAAAATTGCATATGAAAAGTTTGAAGATGATGCAACTGAAGATGTAAACTTAATTCTTGGTGGTGAATCATCAATCGTAGCAGATTCACAATCAGCATACGATACACATGCAACAATGATTAACGACATTGTTACTGCAAGAAAAGACTGTCTTGGTTTTGTATCACCTCGTAGAGGTGCAGTTGTAGGAGTTACAGACTCAGCAACACAAACTCAGAGAGTAAGTGAAGATGCGGCAACTGTTCCAAGTTCATCATTCTTAGTTCTTGATAGTGGATACAAATACATGTACGACAAATACAACGATACATTTAGATTTGTACCTCTAAACGGCGATGTTGCTGGAACATGTGCAAGAACAGATGCAGTAGCAGATTCATTCTTCTCACCTGCTGGATATAACAGAGGTAGAATTAGAAATGCAATCAAACTTGCTTACAACCCAAATCAAACACAAAGAGATGAGTTGTACAGAGGAAGAGTCAACCCAGTTATCAATCAACCAGGTCAAGGTGTTGTTCTATTTGGTGATAAAACAGCATTGACAAATCCTTCAGCATTTGATAGAATAAACGTTAGAAGATTGTTTATCTTATTAGAAAAAGCAATCTCAACAGCTGCTAAATTCCAACTCTTTGAGTTCAACGATGAATTTACAAGAGCTCAGTTTAGAAGTTTGATTGAACCTTTCCTAAGAGACGTACAAGGTAGAAGAGGTATCACAGACTTTAGAGTTATAGCAGATACAACAAATAACACAGGTGAAGTTATTGATAGAAACGAATTTGTCGCAGACATCTTTGTAAAACCAAATAGATCAATTAACTTTATCCAACTAAACTTTGTGGCGACACGAACAGGTGTAGCGTTCACTGAAGTAGCAGGAGCAGTATAATGGCAAACATAGACGATTTTAAAGCTAATCTTGCAGGTGGTGGTGCTCGTGCTAATCAGTTCAGAGTAACTATTACACCTCCAACAGGTATCGCAATTGGTTTAGATGTTAGAAATGCTTCATTCTTATGTAAGGCATCGAACTTACCAGGTCAAACACTTGGAGAGATTCCGGTGCCTTTCAGAGGAAGAAATGTATATATCGCAGGTGATAGAGAGTTTGAAACTTGGTCAACCACTTTCATCAACGATACGACTTTCAATGTAAGAAATGCTATTGAAAGGTGGATGAACGGTATCAACGATCTTGCAGAAAACACAGGTGTTACCTCTGCAACTGATTATCAAGCAGACTTGTTTGTTGATCAATTAGATAGAGATGATACAGTTCTTAAAACTTATATTTTAAGAGCATGTTTTCCACAGTCAATAGGACAGGTTGACTTATCTTACGATACAACTAATGCATTGGAAGAATTTGAGGTGACTTGGAGATATCAACACTTTGAAACAAGTGGCGTGAACTTCTAATTTACCTACTATAAATAACAGTAGGAGCTTATTATGGCAGAATTATTCGGATTTAAATTCGAGAGAATCAAAGATAGCGATAGCACAGAGAAATTTACTCAACCCTCAGCTGATGACGGAACAGTTGAAATCGCAGGTGGGGGTCACTATGCTACTGTCTTAGATCAAGACGGAAGAGATAGAAGTGAGTATGATCTCATAAAACGTTATCGAGATATATCACAACAACCAGAGTGCGATAGTGCTATTGAAGATATTGTTAATGAAGCGATAGTTTCAAACGAAAGAGATCAATCAGTCAATATCGTACTAGACCAACTTCCATACAGAAAAAATGTTAAGGATAAAATAAGAGAGTGTTTTGATGAAACATTACAACTTTTAGATTTTGATACGAAGGGTCATGACATTTTTAGAAGATGGTATATTGATGGTAGAATATATTATCATAAAATTATTGATAACAAAAATCCGAAGTTAGGAATAAAAGAAGTAAGATACATCGATCCTAGAAAAATTAAAAAAGTAAAAGAAGTAACTAAAGTTCCTAAGTCATCTGGGCCAGAGTTAATTAAAAAATCAGTTGATTATTATGTGTATAATGAAAAAGGACATAATATGAATTCTACTCAAGGTGTAAGAATATCACCTGATGCTATTACATATTGTATATCTGGTTTGACTGATGCAAATAAAAATATAGTTTTATCTTATTTGCATAAAGCAATTAAACCTGTTAATCAGTTAAGAATGATTGAAGACTCACTTGTCATTTACAGAATATCAAGAGCACCAGAGAGAAGAATATTTTATATTGATGTAGGTAATTTACCAAAAGTAAAAGCAGAACAGTATCTAAAAGATGTGATGCAAAGATATCGTAATAAACTTGTTTACGATGCAAAGACGGGTGAGATTCGTGATGATAGAAATCACATGTCAATGTTAGAGGATTTTTGGTTACCTAGAAGAGAAGGTGGTAGAGGAACAGAGATATCTACATTACCTGGTGGACAAAATTTAGGTGAGATAGATGATATAATTTATTTTCAAAGAAAATTATATCGTTCACTAAATGTTCCTATTTCAAGATTAGAAGCAGAACAAAACTTTTCTTTAGGTAGAACAACTGAGATAACAAGAGACGAACTTAAATTTACTAAGTTTGTTCAAAGAATAAGAAAAAAGTTTACACCACTATTTAATGATATTTTAAAATCACAATTAGTTTTAAAAAATGTAATTAATATAGAGGAGTGGAAAAATATAAAAGAACATATTCAATATGACTTTATGAAAGACGGACACTTTGCTGAGTTGAAAGATGCAGAAATACTAAGAGAGCAATTAGATCAACTTGGTCAAGTTGAAGGTTATGTTGGAACATTTTTCTCAAAATTATGGGTACAAAAAAATATCCTTAAATTAACAGACTATGAGATTGAGGAAATGAGAAAACAAATTAATATAGAAGCAGGTAATCCACCAGACGAAGGTGGAGTAAATATTGGTGATAACGATGGTATAACAAATGAACCAATAAAGACACAAGAACCTGAACAACCACAAGGAGATGATAATGAGCAGTAAAGATGTAGTTGACGCACTTGCAAAAGGAAAGACATTAGATGCTGAAGATGCATTTAAAGGAACTATGAAAGATAAGATTGCAGACGCAATAGAAACAAAAAAAGTTGAAGTTGCACAAAGTTTTGTCAAAAATCACTTACCTGACGAAACTGAAAACGAAACACAACCTGAAACACAACCAGAAGAAAAGGATGATGAATAAATTTAACGACTTATATACATCTATTTTCGAAAAAGATGAACACAAAAAGTCAAAATCTTATCGGAAACTTGCGCCAAAAATGAAGAAAGCAGTAGATGAATTGTTTAAAAAGCTTGATACTAAGGGCTCAAATTTCCTAAATAATTTTGAGAAAACAATATCTGATGTTTCGAAAAGGTATCGTGTGCCTGAAAAACAGTTATACGATTATTTTGAAAATGAAGCAATGGATATTTTAAAGTAAGGAAAACATGGCATTAGTTACACAAGAATTAAGAGATTCAGATTTTGAGACAGTAATCAAAGTCACAACAACATCTACAAACTCAGCCGCAAGTATTTTAGACGCTTCTGCCTTAACAGGTGCATCTACTGATCCTAGATTATCATTAGTATCATGTAGTTGGTCAGTCGCATCAACAACTGATATTTTATTTGACGCAACATCTAATGTTGTCGCATTATCATTAAATGGTAGTGGACATTTCAATACACAAGCAGTTGGATTGCCTGCAATAGCAAACAATGCCGGCAGTGGTGTTACTGGTGATGTTTTATTAACAAATGGATCTGCTTCAGTAGGATTCATAATATTAAAATTTAGAAAGACTTCGGGGTTTGATAACTTAAGCTAATGAATACAGTAAAACTTATTACAGAGGCGAATGACTTTAGTACGTCAAACTATATTATAGAAGAAAAAGATAATGGCAAAAAAGATTACAAAATAAAAGGTATCTTTATGCAATCTAACATAAAGAATAGAAACGGAAGGGTTTACCCACGTGATGTTCTTATGAAAGAAGTAAAAAACTATGACTCAAAGTTTATCCAAAAGAATAGAGCTTTTGGTGAACTTGGTCACCCAGATGGTCCAACTGTAAACTTAGACAGAGTATCACATATGATTACAAGTCTAAAACCAGAGGGTGATAATTTTATAGGAGAAGCTAAGATAATGTCAACACCTATGGGTGAGATTGTTAAATCACTTATGGATGAGGGTGCAACATTAGGAGTTTCATCAAGAGGTATGGGGAGTTTAGACCAAAAAGGTGGTGTAAACTATGTGAAAAGCGATTTTAAACTTGCAACAGCAGGTGATATTGTTGCAGATCCATCAGCACCTTCCGCCTTCGTAGAGGGCATCATGGAAGGTAAAGAATGGGTTTGGGATCATGGATCACTTGTAGAGGCACAAGTTTATGAAATGAAAGAAAGAATTGACAAAAGAGTTAGAGCAAGACAAAATAAGGAACAAGCACTAGAGTTTGCTAAGTTTCTTAAAATGCTTTAATTTATAAATAATTATGTATAAATACAATAAAAGGAGAACATCCCCATGGCTAACGAACTAGACAAAACCATTGAGGAATTAGAAGCGGAAGTTTTGGCTGAACTCGAAGAAGCCGCACACGATGCTCCTAAAAAGAATGCTGGCCCAAGCGATCCTATGGTTGCTGCTCCAAAAGATGGTGCAACAAACGTAGAAAAAGGTGCTAAACCTGCTGAAGTGGGTGCTTCATCTGTTGCTGCTGGGAAATCCGGTAAAGAGATTACTAATGACCCTGCACAAAAGGGTGAAGTTCCAGCAGAACCTCAACCAAAATTAAAAGAGAAAAAACATAAACAAGAAGGAATGCACGATCTGAATAAAGAAGGTATGCATAAAATGGAAAAAGTCCATAAAATGGAAAAAGTCCATAAAGAAGGTGCTCATGAAGACGATGAGGACAAGAAAAAACTAAAAGCTGGCGCTCACGATAAAGATGAGGACGAAATGAATGCTGATAGTGGTATGGAAGGTATGCATAAGGAAATGGATCATGACAAGATGAAAGAGGATATGATGAAGGCTATGAAGTCTATGAAAAAAGACGACATGGTTGAATTATATGCAACTTACATGAAGAACGCTATGAACATGACCAAAGATGAGATGTATAAAGAGATGATGAACGGAATGGACAAGATGACTAAAGGCAAAATGGAAAAACTTCATGCTGCTTATCATTCCGAAATGGGTCATCCAAACGATGACGAGAAAGATGCAAAGACTGAAGAAAGACTAGCATCTGTAAACGTTAAAGAACACGTTGACGCATTACTATCATCTGATAGCAATCTTTCAGAAGAATTTAAAGTTAAAGCTGCAACAATTTTTGAAACTGCTGTAAAATCTAAGATCAGAGAAGAGATCAAAAGATTAGAAGAAGAATATCAGTCAGAATTAAGAACTGAAGTTGCTGATGTACACGAAACTTTAACAGACAAAGTTGATAACTATTTAAACTATGTCGTTGAAGAGTGGATGAAAGAAAACGAACTTGCTCTTGAGCGTGGTCTCAAAGGCGAAATCGCTGAAGATTTCATCTCAGGTCTAAAAACATTGTTTGAAGATCATTACATCGATGTGCCTGACGAAAAGTACGATGTACTTGAGGCACAAGCTGATAAAATTTCTAAATTAGAAGAAAAGTTAGAAAAAACAATTCAAGAAGTTGTTGAATCTAAAAAATCTAACGGATCACTAATCAAGGAAAAGGTTATTAAAGATGTTACATCTGATTTAACCGATACAGAAATTGAAAAATTTGAGTCTCTTGCTCAAGACGTAGAATACACTGAAGAGGGTGTTTACACTGAAAAGTTAAATACACTTAAAGAATCCTACTTCCCAAAACAGAAGGTTCAAACCGAAACACATGATGAAGTAGAAACTGGCACCGCTGTAGAGGACTTGAACGAAGACAGTTCAATTGCAGCCTATATGTCTGCAATTGGCAGAACAGTCAAGAGTGCGAAATAATAAATAGTAAGATATAAGAGGAGAGACAAATGTTTCAAACACAAAACTTACAAGAGAAGTGGCAGCCAGTCCTTGAGCATCCCGAATTACCAAAGATCGATGATGCCTACAGACGAGCTGTTACTACTGTCATCTTGGAAAACCAAGAAAAAGCGTTAAGAGAAGACAGAGCGTTCTTAGGTGAAGCTGCACCAACAAACGCAACTGGTTCTTCAATTGACAATTGGGACCCAATCCTAATTTCATTAGTAAGACAATCAATGCCAAACCTTATTGCATACGATGTCTGTGGTGTTCAGCCAATGACTGGCCCAACAGGTCTTATCTTTGCAATGAGAGCAAGAGCAAAATCACAAGCAGGCGCACAAGCGTTATTTGATGAAGAAATTCCATTTCTTTCTAACCAAGACGCTGCAGGCGACACAGGTGCCGGTGATCAGTCAGGTACTAACCCTGCTGTTCTTAACGATTCACCTGCTGGAACTTACACATCTGCTACTGGTCAAACAACTGCACAGGCAGAAGCTTTAGGTGATACTACAGCTGACGCTTTCGCAGAAATGGCATTCTCAATCGAGAAACATACTGTAACAGCAGTATCAAGAGCTCTAAAAGCAGAGTACACAATGGAACTTGCACAAGATCTTAAAGCAATCCATGGTTTAGACGCTGAAACTGAGCTTGCAAACATCTTATCAGCAGAAATCTTAACAGAGATTAACAGAGAAGTTATAAGAAACATCTATGTATCAGCTGTAAAAGGTGCTCAAGTTAATACAACAAATGCAGGTATCTTTGACTTAGACACAGACTCAAACGGTCGTTGGTCTGTAGAAAAGTTCAAAGGACTTTTATTTGGACTTGAGAGAGATGCAAACGCAATCGGTCAAGAGACACGTAGAGGTAAAGGAAACATCATCATCACATCTGCTGATGTTGCTTCTGCACTTCAAATGGCTGGTGTTCTTGATTACACACCTGCATTATCAACTAACTTAAACGTAGATGATACATCAACAACTTTCGCTGGTGTATTAAACGGTAGATACAGAGTATATGTAGATCCATATGCTGCAAACGTATCTGCTTCACAATACTACATTGTTGGTTACAAAGGTACATCACCTTATGATGCTGGTATGTTCTATTGCCCATATGTTCCACTACAAATGGTGAGAGCAGTTGGTGAGAACACATTCCAACCAAAGATTGGCTTTAAAACTCGATACGGTATCGCTGCAAACCCATTCCACCTAGGTCAAAGAGCCGCAGGTGAAGATGGAGCGATCACAATCGTTGCAAATACTAACAAGTATTACAGAAGAGTTAAAGTTGCAAACTTAATGTAATCTCGATTACAACAAAAATTAGAGGGGGCTTCGGCCCCCTTTTTTATTTCTACTAAATAATATCATGGCGACAGTTTCAAGACAACCAACAACAATGGACTACGTAAGTCCTACACAGTTTAAATTTACAATAACTCAAATACCTAAAGTTGAGTTTTTTGTAACTAATTGTAATCTACCTGGTATTAGTTTAGGGGAAACAATATTTCCTACACCATTTAAACCAATACCTGTACAGGGTGACGAACTAACATTTGATAATCTAACAATAGGGTTTCAAGTGTCAGAAAACTTAGAAAACTATATTGAATTACATAACTGGTTATTAGCGATTGGATTTCCTAAGTCAAGACAACAATTCGCAACACATAGAAGTACAACATCAAACACATCAAACGTTACAAGAAAAGATACTACTAACGATATCGGTAAAGTACAACTACAAACACCTGCTAACCCAATGTTTTCAGATGCAACATTAACAATACTTTCAAATAAAAATAATCCTTTAGTTGAAGTAAGATTTGAAGATTTATACCCAACAACATTATCAGCGTTAGAGTTTACACAAGAAGAAACAGATGTTACTTACATAAAAGCAACATCAGAATTTACATATAAATATTACGAAATAATCACATTATAATTGACTTTTAGTTAATATTATGTTAGGATACTTATTATGACCTTAGATGAATTAAAACAAATCGTTTACAAAGAATTACCCGTAGATAAAGATCACTTAGACACAGAGTCTTTAAGAAATCAAGAATTGTATGCAAAGTTTATTGATTACAAAACTAACTTTGATTTTTTACTTGCAAAGGCAAAAGGTGAATATAAAGTTTTATATAAAGAAAAGTGGGAATACTATGGCGGTAAAGCAGACGCAAAAATTTATGTAACTAAACCATTTGATCTTAAAGTATTAAAAAATGATTTACATATTTACATAGAGTCTGATAAAGATATTATTGATGCAGAAAATAAAATTATATATTTAGAGACAACAACAAAATATATTGATCATGTACTAAAGTCAGTACAGGCAAGAGGGTGGGATATTAAAAATGCTATTGAATGGAAAAAGTTTGAAGCTGGAATGGTTTAATAATGTTAGACAAAAAAGAACCTGCAAGATACGGCGATTGGATACAATGGAAGTTAAGACAAGATAGAAATAAAAATATAATATTTGTTCACAAAATAAATGATGTTCATTTACAAGTTGAATGTGAACCACATGTCTCAAAAGAACTAAGTTCCTTTTTTGAGTTTGAAGTGCCAGGTGCTAAATTTATGCCAGCATATCGTAATAGAATATGGGATGGCAAAATTCGTTTATTCTCTCAAAAAACAAATAAAATTTATGTTGGTTTATTATCTTATCTAGAGGACTTTTTTAAAAACAATGAATTAAAATATATTCTACATGATAATGTAAAAGATAATAAATCTATAGATCCAAAAGATGTTGAGGGATTTATTAAATCATTAAAAATACCTTTTGATGCCAGAGATTATCAATTCAATGCAATATGCACAGCAATAGAAAAATCAAGAGGATTATTGTTATCACCTACTGCGTCAGGTAAATCATATATCATATATTGTTTAGTGCGTTACTATAGAATGATGAATAAAAAAATATTGATATTAGTACCGACAACTTCACTTGTAGAACAAATGACAAATGATTTTATTTCATATGGTTGGACTGAAAGTAACATACATAAAATTTACTCTGGTCATGATAAACAAACAGATAAATCTGTGGTTATATCAACTTGGCAATCTTTATATAAACTTAATAAAAAATATTTTGATCAATATGAGTGTATCTTTGGTGATGAAGCACATACATTTAAAGCAAAGTCATTAACTAACATTATGGAAAAATTAGAAGATTGTCCTTATCGTTTTGGATTTACAGGAACACTTGACGGAACACAAACACATAGATTAGTATTAGAAGGTTTGTTTGGAAAAGTAGAAAAAGTTATCTCTACAAAAGAACTTATGGATAAAAAAACATTGGCACAACTGAATGCAAATTGTATCGTTCTTAAATACAACGAGAATGAAAGTAAACAAGTAAAGGATCATAAATATTCTGAAGAAATAAATTTTCTTGTTAGTCACAATAAAAGAAATAATTTTATCACTAATTTATGTAAAAAATTGAAAGGCAACACTCTATGTCTATTTCAGTTAGTCGAAAAACATGGTAATGTATTATACGATATGATGAAAGGTGATAATACTCATTATGTACATGGAGGCACAAGTGCTGAAGATAGAGAGAAGGTTAGAGAACTTGTTAACAATTCAAATAATTCAATCATTATTGCATCATATGGTACTTTCTCTACTGGTATTAATATTCCTAATCTTAATAACATCGTGTTCGCAAGTCCAAGTAAAAGCAGAATACGTGTGCTCCAATCAATTGGCCGTGGGTTGCGTAAGTCCACAAGTAAAGATTCCGTTTTAATTTATGATATCTGCGATGATTTATCATATAAAGGAAAGAAGAATTACACACTATTACACTTTGAGGAAAGAATAAATATATACAACGAGGAAAGTTTTACATATAAAATAGATACGCTGTATTTATTGTAAAATAGATAAGGTAAACATATGTCACAACAAATAATAAAATTTAATTCAGGCGAAGAAGTAATATGTAACGTTGTTAAAGACGTTGGTGATTATATATCAATAGAAAATCCAATGAAAATGTTAACAATTCCTAGAGCAACTAAACGAGGTATTGTTGAGTCTTTAACATTATCAAGATGGTTGTATCCTTACACTGAACAAAAAATATGTAAAGTAAGAAAAGATTCAATTACAACTATCATGTCTGCATCTGAAGGTTTAAAAACTTTTTACTACAGACAACTTGAACAAGGCGAAAAACAAGAACTTAAAATTCACGATTGGGAAGCAAGAGATTATAATGAGTTGGGTGAAGACTTTGACGAAGAAGAAGTTAAAAAATACCTAGAGGCTTTAGAACCTTTAAAATCTGTTAAGAAAAAAATCCTACACTAAAAATATTTTTTTGTTGACTTTTATCCCATAAAGTGATAGATTATGACATGGCAAAAACCAAAAAAAATCCACAACATTATGTAGATAATAAAAAACTTTTAGAAGAAATGAAAAAGTTTAAAAAAATGTGTAAGGATGCAGAAGCAGTTGGCGATAATATGCCACCAGTACCAGATTACGTTGGTGAGTGTTTTTTAAAGATTGCGAATGGTTTATCGTTTAGACCTAACTTCATAAATTATACTTATCGAGATGAAATGATTTCAGACGGAATAGAAAATTGTTTACAATATGTTTACAATTTTGACCCTAATAAATCCAATAATCCTTTTGCGTATTTCACACAAATAATATACTTTGCATTCATAAGAAGAATACAAAAAGAGAAAAAACAAACACATATTAAACATAAGATAATTGAAAAAGAAGAATACCGCACACATGATGTTTTACCTATG